CTCTTTAGTATCATCTTCAACATCTTCATCTGTAGGCTCTTTAGTATCATCTTCAACATCTTCATCTGTAGGCTCTTTAGTATCATCTTCAACATCTTCATCTGTAGGCTCTTTAGTATCATCTTCAACATCTTCATCTGTAGGCTCTTTAGTATCATCTTCAACATCTTCTTCAACTACTTCTTCATCTTCATCATCTGATACATCTGTAGGCTCTATTTCTTCCCCTGTATCAACTTTAACATCATCTTCAACATTTTCTTCATCTGATACATCTGTAGGCTCTATTTCTTCATCTGTAGGCTCTATTTCTTCATCTTCAACATTTTCTTCAACATTTTCTTCAACATTTTCTTCAATGTTTTCTTCAATGGTATCTTTATCTTGATTTAACCCATCTATAAAACTATCATTTTCAAGACTTCTAATATTCCAACTACTATTAAAATCAACTGTTATATCTAAATCAAATAAAAGGTTTATTTCTTCTAATGCTTTTCTTCTACTGTTTAACATATCATCAACTAATGGAAATAAACTGTCTGAATTAGTTGTAAATTCTTCTTTAGTAATTCTTTCTTTTTTCATGTTATAGTTAGCACTTAAACCAATTTCATTATAAAAACTTGCTTTTATATACTGTTCAAATTCAATTAAATCTTTTAATGTTCCCATATCTTCTGTATTAGGATTGACTTTTAAACTATCAAATAATTTATTTTCAGCTATTACTCCTTGTTTACCATCAAATATATTTTTTAAAAATAGTTCAGCACTTGCAACAGTATTATCATCATTAGCACTAATTAAAGTAGTATATCTTTTATTAACATTTGCTAATATCATTGTTATCATATTTTCATTTAATATAAATGCATATTTTTTAAACATTGGTAAAAGTCCAACATTAGAACTATCACTACTAATAACAACACAATCTTTATTAATATCTAATGTTTTATTATAGTTTAATGAAGGTATGGACACAATAGCTTTAGTTGGTCTATTATATACATCTGTTTCCCCACCTAAACCCCCATTTACAACATAAAAATCATTATCAATTTTTAAAAATATACCAAACCCATTGGATTGTAATAATAATTCAAGTTCTTTAGAAGGTATTGTTTTAGGTAAATTATTATATTTAAACATAGCATTAGTACGATTGAACATATAAGCAATATTATTTTTAATATTTGTTTCTTTATCTGTATAATCAAAATCTACTGACTTACCACCTATAAAGTATTTATCAATTTTAGCCATTTGTTACACCCCCTTTATTTTTAATATTACAATTAGTTAAATTAGCATTTAATTCTGATAGTGTTTTAGTATTAGTGTTTATAACTTCTTGTAAATCTTTAGTTAGTTCTTGATACCTTTCATCTTGTTTATTATTCTGATAAAATAAAGCTATTGATACAACAATAGGAAAACCTACCCCATTAATTAATTGAATGATTGTATCCATATCCATTTTAAACCCCCTTATAATTTTTTACATATTTTTAAATAGTTACTTATACTATCACCAACTTCATTTGATTGATAAAATACTTTATCATTAATGAAAAACCATAATAATTTTTTCTGCAAGGTATTTATTGGTTTATATATACTTCTATTATAATTTAATTTATGATTATATTCAAGTGTATAAATTAAGTCATTATCATTATCTTGAATATCAGTTGTTTTATTATGAATATAGGTAAACATTTCACCATCAACATCTATAATATTACATTGGTAAATATGTTCATTGAATATAATAAAGTAGATAAATAGAACATCTTTAGGTTTATACTTCATTGGTAGATGTGGATATAAATTTAATTCCCATGCTCCACTTGTAATCATATTTAGTTTAGGATTGTTAAAAGCAAAATAAAAGTTATTTTCTTTACTACCTTTCATTGATTGACAATATTCAACTGCTACAGTTAATTCACTTGTTCCATAGGTATATACATCTATTGTTCCCTGCTCCATTTTGTCAACATGATTTAAACCCATTTCAGCAAAATAAGGGCAATATTTATTAACTGTATTTCCTAACATAAAGATTTTTACATTAGTTCTTTGTCTTATTATTGTACTGATTGTATTCATAAATAATACAAATTCATCTTGTAAATAAGTAAATTTAGTTAGAAATTCATCAAATAATATAGTTGTAATTCTAGGGTATGATATACTTTTATTATGTTCTGTATCTGATAAAGCGAATACATAACCTATACAATCACTATCACTATAAATAGGCTTACCATTTTCAGCATAGGTACACACATAAAATTTGCCTGAATAATATGTTATACCTTCATATTCTCCATTACTTGCCTTTTTTACTTCTCCATTATAGTTTAATGCACTAAACATATCACTTGCCCTTTTACCTGTAATATCTTCCTTCCACCTTCTAATAATTGCTATCTGTCCACCTGTTTTAAAATATTCTTCAATACCATATTTTAGAACTGCATAGGTTTTGCCATTTGACCTTTCCCCAAATATAATATTATAAACACTATTTTTCTTTAATATGTTATTCAAACTATAATATTTTAGTTCCTGTTTTTTAGCCATATTAAACACCCTTTCTATTTTTAAATAAATAACCATCTTTTAAATCTCTTAAAAATTTATTATATTGTTTACTGATTGATAATGTAAATTCACATTTACCTAAATGTATAGATGAAGGAATATAAATATCTTCAACATTTCCTTGATAATCTATTGATTGTATTTTCATTTCATCATCTATATAAGTATGTGTATTTTTTCCTGTTTCTTCACTAGGTATATAAAGTTCATTATCAAACATATTAAACACTTTTTCATAATCATTATTACATACTTTTTTCATATATTCTAAACCATTCTTTTTTGATAGTCCTGCAACGGTTAAAGCCATATTACCATCATCATATCTAACTAAATATCTTTTAGCACCTAATGTTTTAAAATGTGTATAATGCCCGTCATAATCCCATACCCCTATCATTTTTTCAATTCCTTCTTTAGTTTTAGGTTTCATCAATTCAAAATCAATTTTTCTAAAATTACACATCTTTTTTAACTTTTCAAATAAATCTTGATTGTACCACTCAATATATTTCTTGTGTTTATCATAGTTCAATAGTTTAATACTATCTGTATCACTATAAATATAATCTTCTCCAATGTTCAAAATACCACTCCATAGGTTTAATCTTGCATAGGCTGTAACCCATACCCCCCATGGATAATATAAAAATCTATTTGTGCTATTATTATATGTTTCTATCTGCTTTTCAATATCTTCTTTAGTAGGTTTAACTATGTTCCATTCTTCCACATATTCTATTAGTTCCCTTACTATATCTGTTACTGTCATACCATATACACTATTTAACATACCTTTAGATAGTAAATATTCAACTTCAAACCCTTCAACATTTTTTAGAGTGGTTTTGTTTTGATATAGTTCTAAAATGCTTTCTAGTATTGGTTTAGGTAGGTATTGCATATAAAATTTATAACAATTTGCTACTTCTACACTATCCCATGAATAACATTGTTTTAATATCCTATAATCTATATCAGTAATAGTTGTTATAATTTCATCTGCTTGATATATTCTACCATTATTTACAACTGCATTTGTTTGACTAAAACATTTACTTTCACTTAAATAACTTTCATATGTTAGTTTAGAATGTAACCCCTTAATTTTAATATCAAACATTAACCCTACATCATCATTTTTAACTAAATCTTCAAAATTTTCTTTTCTTAAATCAACTTTAATAGGTTTACTCATTGGATATTTTTCAGCTAACATTACAGAAGGGTAACTACTTGTAAAATCTATGCTTGTAACATCTTTTAATGTTTTACCTACATAATTTAAACTTGCATGAGTAAACCCACCCATAAAACACCGTTTTAACATTGTATATTCATCTAATGATAATGTTAGTTCTTTCATTAATTCTTTATATCTTTTATATTTACCTTTACTTGTTTTATTGTGGTTTTTATTACTATAATAACATTTATCTTTTACAAATTTTCTAACCCTTCCTGTATTAGTTAAAGGTATTTTAGTAATGTTATTATCATATAGTTGTATCTGTTCATTAATGTAATATAGAATAATTAGAATATCATTTTCACAATAACCCATTTCTTCATCTGTTAAAGTAGTTTTACTATTTCTTATTAATGAATAGTCTAAATCACCTACTAATTTATTAATCTTGTGTTTAGTTAAATTTTTAGCTAAATTAGCTAATGAAAAACCACTTAATATATAACTGTCTTTAAATTCTATACCTTGTTTTATTAATGCTTTTATTGGTTTTCGTTCTTCAACTGAAAACACATTTTCCCAATCAAAAAACTTTCTTATAAATTGAAATTCATAGCCTAAATTATGAACATATATAATTAATCTATTATATAAATTAAGTTCTAATTGATTAATTAACATCTGCATAAATTCCCCAAACTGCCCCCATGTTCTACCATAGTAAACAGTTTCACCAATTCCAAACATCCATATATACATATAAGCACATTTTTCATTATTATATATTTGTGAAGTTGTTTCTATATCAAACCCACTTTCAATATTATAATACTTAATTACTTGTTTACTGTTGGTATCATAATATGATACTTGTTTATAATCATCTTTATTAAGTTCCATATTTTGATACCATTCCATAGTAACCCCCCTAAACCTATATTTTTATGAAGTCCCAATCTTTAACACCTTCTTTAAAACCTTCTTGATTATTTTCTACATCTTTTACCCTGTCAATCTCATCTATAAATCTTTGCAAGGTTTCTTCTGTACTTTCAACACCTGTTAAATCTAATACCCCTTGTTTAATTTGAACATTAATTTGTTCCCATATTTTTTGATAATCTAATGCTAATGCATTTAATTCACTCATTTTATAATATTCTTTAATTTTATCTGCTAGTCTAAAAAACTCACTTGCTTTAGCTTTTAAATCTGCTAAACCATTATATTGAATACCTGTATTTTCTGCCATTTCTCTTAAATATCTATTTGCCTGTCTTACTAAACTTGTTTTATTATCTAAAAAGTTTTTCAATCTCCAGAATTCTGACTGTAATTGATTGTAATCTTTACCTTTAACACTAAATTTAATTGAACCACCATCAACCCATGATTGATAAGCTGGTAACTCTGTTAATTCGTTTTTTTCAAGTCTTACAAGTCTTTTATTTGCCATACTTGCCATTCTACTTACTTCTTTCTTTAGTTCTAAATACTTTTCACTTGCTATTTGTGGTCTAGCCAATTTATTAACCCCCCTTTAATATGCTCCATGTGAAACATTATAGAATATTGAATAATTCTTTTATTAATTTTTCTTTCTGTTTTTCTGTACCTGTTTCTAAATACATATAAATATACTTAATATTGTTTGCCCTTCCATTTTCAAAAGCATGGATATTTTGTAAATTCTCATTATTAATTTTAGCAAAATTGGTTAAAGATAATTTTAATACATTTTTCCTATGCTCTTTACATATAAAACCTATTTTTTTAATATCCATTATTTCACCACCTTAATTTAAAATAGGGTAGGATATTTAAACCCTACCCCTTTAATGTGTTTTAAATAGTTCCCCAATTTACTGAATAAGCTTTTTTAGTTTCTTTACCTTGCTTATACTCATATTCATAAATATTAAATGCAAATTTACCTTCATTAATTAGTTTTAAATAATTTTCATTTTCTACAATCTTTTCAACTGTTTTTGTTAAATGTTTAGGTAGATTAATAATATAATCATCTGTTACAACTACTTCATTTTCACCATACATAGATTTTTTATTAGTATAAAACATTCTTACAACATATACACCATCTTTATTTTCTTTAAATAATTCTTCTAGTTTCTTATACTCATGCTCTTCTGTTAGTTCATAATCAAATTTTTTAACACCTTTGTTTAAATCATCAATTAAATTAAATTTTCCCATTTTAATATTCTCCTTTATTATTTTTATAGTATTCTTTTAAACCTTCCCAACTTGGCAACTGATTAGATTGTTTACATAGTTCTACATAATCAAATAGATATTTAACATTCACTTTAAACCCTTCCTTTCAAGTAATCATATAGTTCATTAGTATCTACTTCAAATACTTCTACATCTTTATTAACTTCAATTACTTTTAAAGTTTTTACATTTGCTAAATCAATTTTACAATCTTCACTTAATAAAAACTTTTCTGCATTTCTTAAACCATAATTACCTACTAAATTAAAATTAGTAATTTTAGAAGTTTCATCATTATAAATTAATGCCACTGATACATTAGTAATTGGTACTTTAATTTTAGTAATATTTTTCATGGTCTAAACTCCTTTCTTATTTAATTAACTTTCTAATACTATTATAACCTATGTACTTTCTAATGTCAACATAAATAACTAAATAAAAACAAATAATTGTATCAATAAATTTAGTCAAATATTGGTACAATTATTTTATCTAAATTTGTATCAAATTCTATGCAATTATCGTGCCAACTTTTATGTACTTTACCACTGTATCACTTTACCACTTTACCACTTTACCACTTTAGCGTACTAAAGTATTGGGAAATTTTCACAACGGGGGGAGGTGGGGTAACCC